CGGCTATACGACCGGACGGTGCGGCGGGACCGTAAGTCGAAGCGGCCCCGCCAAGCGGCTTAGGCTGTTATCCGCTTTTTTCACTTGACCGCATTCCGCCTTTGTCGGAATATCTCTTCAACGCAGAGGGGCGCACGCCCTACGGAATGGAGCCCTGAAGATGACCACGATTTACGCGATCCACGCCCCCTTCGCCGAAAAGCTGGCTACCGTGAAGGCGGAAATGGAGGCCCTGGGCGCTCCGACGATCCGCGTTGTGGATTGTGGCGACCACTACATGGCGCTCGAAGGTTCCCACCGCTTGGCCGCCGCCCACGCCCTGGGCTTGGAACCCATCCTGACCGTGATCGACCAAGACGACGATTTGGACATCACGCAGTTTGACTGGTTCGATGCCGCAAATTGGTTTGAGACCACCTACAAGGCGGGCGAGGTGGCTGGTGAATTGTTTTCCCCGAGCCAAGCCCGCGCTTACAGCTTTTAATCCCACCCCATAGCGGACAACCCGCCCAAGGCCCGAGCGCGAAAGCGTGGCGGGCCTGAAGGCGTGCAAGGCCCGTTTGGGCCGCCATCTGGAGATCCGACCAATGACCCATCATTCAGCCGGCCGCCTAGCCTATGAGGCGGATTGCCTCGCCTTCCCGACCTATCACGACGGCGCCCCCCGCAAGGCGTGGGATCGGCTCGACAGCGCGGCGCGCTGGTCGTGGGAGCGGGAAGGCTGCGCCCCGCGGTTCTCACACATCACGCTCGCCCAAGCGGAATGGGGCCTCTACTGGCTGCGCTCGGCGATCACCCATCCCGAGCACGCGCCGGCCTGTCACCATAACTCGGCAATGAACGCCATGCACATCATGGCGCTTGAGGCCGCCCAATGACCCAGCAAGAGCTTCAGCAAGCCATCAGCCGCGCCTGTCAGGTCCGCAACGCAGCAATCACCCAGGCCGCCAAAACGGCGCCGGATTTCGCCGCCTACGACGCCGCAGCGGCAAAGGCCACGGCCGATTACCGCCGCACCGTCGCTCGCGCATACCGCCGCCTCAACACTCAGGCCCAAGTCGCATGACCCCCGAACAGTACCTCGCCACCCTAAAGGCCCTCGGCCTCAGCCAACTTCGCTTCGGCGCCCTGCTGCGTCAGAACAAGGACACCTCGACCAAGTGGGCGAAGGGCCGAGCCCGCATCCCCATGAGCGCCGCGCTGCTGTTGCGGGCGATGGAGGTGGGCAAGGTGACCATCGAAGAGCTGGAGGCCATGGCGCTAGACGCCTAGCCCGCCATCCGGACCGCCTCATCCATCTCGCGCCCCGCCCTGATCCTGGCGCCGGAGACCAGCGCCTTGGCCTCTCGCGCCGCCGCGATGTTGGCCGCCACCTTGGCCAAGCCGCCACGGAGAGCTCGAGCCGCCGCCGGCACGCTGATCGGCGTCGGTCTCATGGATTGAGCGGCCTGCCAGACGTTGCAGCCCTGGCCGCAGACCTCGTCGACCATGTGCAGCTGCTTACCGGTAAGCGGCGCCCCGTGCTTGCCGCCGTGGCGCGCGGTATCCAGCCATTCCGACGCCTCCACGGCGGCCTGTTGGGGACCGCGCGGACCAGATCCACCCCCTCCGCAGGCTTCCGGGTTCACGGCCTTCAGCGGGATCGCCGCGGCGACCATGGCCTCGTAGGCCTCGCCGATCTGACACAAGCCCTCGCCGCCGGCCTTGGTCCTGGGGTTATCCAGGTGCCCCCGGGCGAAGGCGTGGCGGATCCCGGTCAGGGTCCTGATGCTGGCGCCGCGCTCATAGACCAGGGCTGGGAGCCCACGGTTGGGGCCGGCGCGGTTGATGATCCGCCCGCCGTGTTCGTTCAGGGCGAAGGCCGCGCGCTCGACCTCACGGACCTGGACCTCTACGCCCCGGAGCTTGGCGCGCTTCAGGGTCTCAGCTCCCTCCCCCATCTGCACGTCGCGTTGGGCCTCGATCTCCCTGGCGTTGGCGATCTTGGCCTCGGCCGCCTTGATCTCCCGGCGCAGCAGCTTGGCCCGGCGCAGGGGTTTCAGCCCGCCCTTGGCCTCCAGCGCGTCCACTTCGGCCTGCAGGTTCGCGATGATCTCGGCCTGGCCTTGGATGAAGGACACGATGTCGGGGTCGCGGAGCGTGTTGTCGATCAAGCTCATGGCGTCAGGGTCTCCTTCGGGCGGCGAGTTGGGGCGGTGGCGAGGTAGAGTTGGCCGAGGCCGAACCAGCGGGCGCACGGCGCTTCGTGGCCCTGGCGGTAGCCTTCAGGGCAGTGGCCGGCCTCGGCCGCGTGCCTGGCGTTGCGATGGACGCAGGTCCCGCAGTTGCGGGGCTGGGCGGCAGGCGGCGGGGCGAAGAGGTCCGGCTGGCTCATGCCGCCCCCAACCACGCCGCGTCCCGATCCTTCCAGGCCAGCAGTTCGACCTTCGCGTGCCCGATTGCCTTCCGATGCTCGCCAGCCAGCGTTTCGACGTACTCCGGCGACATGATCGCGAACTGGACCCGGTAGCGGGTGACCTGCCGTACCTTCAGCGCGCCCTCGCGGACGTCGCGTCGCAGCGACGGGCAATGCCGCAGGCTTTCCGCCGCGCACTCACGGTGCAGCAGCGGCTCGACCTGAAGGACGGCCGGCCCATCGGCGCCATGCGGTTGAACCCGGGCGTGGGACAGCGAGACCTTCGTGCGAGCCGTGAGCGATCTGCCGCAGAGATCACACAGCCCGTCGGCGATGACCTGGCGCTGACGGTCGGAGTGAGGCTTGCCGAACAGCGGCTTGCCCTCCCCTTGAGCCACGGATTGCCGGATGGCGGGCCGCTTTGCGTGCGGGCATTCGGCCACCCAGAACCGCTCCTCGGCTGACCAGGAGGCGGTGAACGGGACTGCGGTCGATCCGTATCGGAGGGTCATGCGGCCTCCGCTCCGAGTTCGATCCGCGCACCGTGCGCGGCGAGAATTTGCTCGATCTCTGCCTGGACTACCCGGCGGACGGTCTTGCTGTCGGTCACCAGCGCTCCGTCTCGCCAGGCGCATCGGCGCAGGTAGGCGTCAGCCCAGGCCGCGCCCTTCGCCGCCGCAGCGTCGGCAAAGAGGTCGGGCGGGCCTGTCCAGGCCTCGCCGCAGACCGTTGGCCCCTTGGGCGGCGCGGTGTTGAGGAACAGCCGGTCCCTGGCCCAGCGGTCGATCCGCTTGGCCCGTCCGCCGGCGGCGACATGGGCGGCGACCCGCTTCGCCCCGGCCAGCAGGACAGCGACCCCGTGCCCCTCAGCGACAGCGGCGTCGATCTCGTCGCGGGCCTGGAGCGCTGGGCAGGTCTCCCGCCCGCTCTCCGGGTAGGCCGACCAGATCGCATCGAACTCGTCGTCGCTCACGCCCCCCGAGGGGGGTTGGGGGGTTATCTTAGATGTCCCTGTCCCTGTCCCTGTCTCTTGGATGCGATGTCCCTGGGGACAATCGTCCATGTCCTCGGGGACAGAAGCGGGACCTGGAGCGGCGTTTGCCTGGGACAACCACTCCTCATAGGAGGGTGTCGGGCGCTCGCCTCCATCCCTTTGATTGGCCTTCTTGATCCGCGCGCACTCGGTCCGCCAGCGCTGTTGCCGCTTGCGGTCCCAGCCTTCCAGGGCCTGCTCTGCCACGACCGGGTGATAGAGCCTCCCGTCGTCGCAAAGCACGAAGCCCCGGAGCGCGCCGGCCTTGTGCTTTTTCCATGTCCGCATGTCTCGGCCCAGGCCGGCCAGTCGCGCCAGCACCGTGTCGTTGTCCGGCAGGGACGCGGCGGGGATCTGATGCCAAGAAGCCGCCCAAAGCAGGACCGCGTACCAGCAGGCCTCGGGGCTCTCCTCGCTGGCGAGGTCGCTGTCTCGAAGCCTGGCCACCTGCAAGGGCATGAACGGAAAGTCCTGCAGGTCGCAGTCGGGCGGCGTGAGAGGGGCCGGCATCAATCGTCTCCATGAGGCTTGCGACCGCCCGACAACAGGGTCCGGGTCTGGTTGCTGAACTTGGTCAGGTCTGCGTCGAAGGCGAGCCGGACGGTGCCGATGGGCCCGTGCCGTTGCTTGCCGATGATGACCTCGGCGACGCCTTCCGCTGCGTCCATCTCGACCAGCCACTCGGCGTGTTCGGGCGTGCCTTCCTTGGGCTCTGTCCGAGCGAGGTAGTACTCCTCGCGGTAGATGAACATGACCATGTCGGCGTCCTGCTCGATCGAGCCGGATTCCCGCAGGTCGGAGAGCTGGGGCTTCTTGTCCTCGCGCTGCTCGACCTGGCGCGATAGCTGCGACAGGGCGATCACAGGGACATTGAGCTCCTTCGCCAGGGCCTTCAGCCCGACGGTGATCTCGCTCACCTCCTGCACCCGTTGGCCGCCGCCGTAGCGCTTGTCGCCGGTCATGAGCTGGAGGTAGTCCACGAAGATCGCGTCCAGGCCGTGCAGGCGCTTCAGGCGCCGGGCCCTGGCGGAGAGCTTGCCCAGGCTGATGCCGCCGGTGGCGTCGCTGAACAGCGGTGCCTGGTCGATCTCCAGGGTGGCG